CGCATTGCTTTGGAAGTATGCGGGCGCGCAAGGCGTCATGTGCCGCAAGGTCTACTCGACGCTGGTAAGCACGGCGATTCAGACGTATCGGCGCATCCTTGGTGAGAACACTCCGGTCAAGGCTTTCGGTGGGGAGTTGCCGCAGTGGTTTGATTATCCGAACGGCTCAAGGTTTTGGCTCGCCAGCATGGACAATCCTGGTAAGGCGTTATCGAGTGAGCGGGATTTTGTCTATATCAACCAAGCTGAAGAACTAGCGCTTGGTGATTATGAAACGATTTTGACACGCACAACCGGGCGCGGCGCGGTCATGCCCTATACGCGGGTGTTTGGGGACTGCAATCCAGGTCCGCCCCAACACTGGATTAAACAGCGCGCCGCAATAGGTCCGCTCAGGCTCCTTGAATCGCGGCATGCCGACAACCCGACACTGTACGATGATGATGGGAAGTTGACCGCTCAGGGCGTCAAGACGATGGCGATCCTGAACACTCTTACGGGCAGCCGGCGGTTGCGATTGCTTGAGGGGAAATGGTCGCAGGCCGAAGGTTTGGTTTACGAATCGTTCGACGCGGCGCGCCATATTATTTCCCGCAAGGCATTTGAATCGGTTGGCGTCAAGCGGTACGTCTTTGGAGTTGATTGGGGATATACCAACCCAGGCGTTCTAGGCGCTTGGGCGGTAGACGGAGATGGGCGGGCGTATCTTGACCGAGAGGTATACCAATCGAAGCGCACGCTCGATTGGTGGATTGCCAAGGCGAAGGAATGGTTTGATCGGTATAAGCCAGAAGTGATTGTTTGTGATCCGGCCGAGCCGGCGAACATCAAGCAATTTCGGATGGCTGGATTACCGGTTATCGAGGGGTTCAACGACATTTCGCCCGGCATCCAATGCGTAGAGCGCAGGCTACAAAACGCCGGAGACGGCAAGCCGAGATTGTTCATCGTGGAGGATGCACGCGAAGAGGTTGACGACGTGCTGTTAACAAGTCGGTTGCCGACGAACACGCGAGAGGAGTTCGATTCGTACTCATGGCCGAAGGGACAAGATGGGAAGGCGGTGAAAGAAGTGCCGGTAGATAAGGACAATCACGGGTTGGACGAAACGCGGTACGTCATGGCCAAATTGGACAACCTTGATGGTTATGCCGTTCCGGCGACCACCGGAACTATTGCAACCTTCGCCGAAAGCAGCATTGACCCGTGGCAAAGCGGGGGCAGTAATCCCTGGACCTAATTAATGGCAAAGCGCGCCGTAAAACACAGCCGGAAACAATCCGCCGACCTTGGCGAGCAGACGGGATTGCAGACCAAGGATGGCGCGACTGCCGTTGCCGTAGATAAAGCTGCCGAAGCATTTGCACGGGGGATGGGACTGTCCGGATATTCCGCTGTCCAGTCGTCAGACCACGGCTTTCCCGCTCCAGGGCCGGGAACCTACGACAAGTATCGGGAGATCAGTCGGCATCCGACGATAGCGTTGATCGAGAACGGCGTGGTCTACCCGCCGGTACAGAGCAATCAATGGAACTATTTCAAACGCGGCGAAGGGCGGCGATACAAGCGGACCAATAAAGAATATGGCAGGCAAATGGCGTCCGCCGTACCCGATGATTGGGTGCATTTCGTACATGACGTGGTTGACCCACTGCGAAGCGAAGTGGTGCGAAACAGTTTGTTGGCAAATCGCTTTGGGTGGGCGCCGCAGGAACAGGTCTGGGAGAAAAAGAAGGGTTGGTTACAGCCTACACGGTTCAAGCCGCTGCTCTGGGACATCTCGACGCTCCTGTTTGATGAGAACGGGAGTGTTGCCGGCGTCGAGAACAAGCCGCCCGACGAAAAAGAAGCGACCCAGCTAACCGGACCGAACGCTTTTGTTTTCCGCTGGAACGCAATCGCCGGCCAACCCTACGGGATCGGACGCAATGAGGATGTGCGGATCGAGTATGACCAGAGCGCATGCGTCCGCCGACGCTTAGCTCAGTACATGATGAAGCAGGCGACGATCATTCCTATCGTCAGCCACCCGGACGGGACAAGTCTGGTCAACGGCGCACCGTACCCGAACGAGTACATTGCCAAGAGCATCCTTGAGCATGCAGTTCGGGGGGACGGGATCGCCCTGAAGAACAAGTTCGCCAGCTTCCCGGACCTGAAAACCGCGCTAGAAATGGCGAAGTTTTCGGATTGGGCGATCTGGTATGTCAATCCAGGGCCGGGCGATCATACGCCGGGCATCCTGACGGTCCTGAAGTATTACGACGCGCTGTTTTGCCGCGGCTGGCTGGTTCCTGAACGTGCCGCACTAGAGGCAGAGCACGGCAGCCGGGCGGATAGCAAGGAACACCGCAGCATCGCCACAATCAACGCGGAACTATTGGACGTCGCAATCGCGGACGCGGTGAATGAGCAGACGATCAACCCGCTGCTTGAACAACGGTTCGGACCGGAGGCAAGAGGTGCGGTATACGCCGATCCAAACCCGATTGAGGATAACACGATTCAGGGGATATTAGACTTGCTGAAAGTATTGGCGGCTAATCCGATCATTGGACCGTGGCTGACAAGCGTGCTGAACATTACCGGATTGCTTGATCGTGGAGATTTTCCCATCAATGACAAGATGCGAGATGCGCAGTTTATGTTTAGTCAGCCGGAACCGGCGATTGACCTGGGGCAGTCACCGCCGGCCGCTGGGCGGATGGCCGAGACGGACAAAGCGCTGCCCAAGCCAGCGTCAGAGATAGCGGCACGGCTGAAGGGCCGGGCGAAAGCGGCAATGGCGGCGCGGGCGAAAGGGAACGGGCAGCATTGACTTTTCCGAGTCGGTGCGCGATAATCACACTCATGCTCGGCAGCATCCCCGAACCAGCGCAATTGATCCCCTGCCTGCGGTTATCCAATCTTCCGAGCGGTGACGCCGTGGGCCGGGGATCGAGGGCGTCGGAGTGAACCATGGCAAAGAAGCGGAAAAACAAAAATGTGGGGTTGGACGAGGAGACGTGGGAAATAAAGCCCGAGTGTGGTAAACCACCTAAGGCGGGGCTGATTCGCAAGAGCGTCCGCAAAGCTGCGAAAGAAAAAGAGTGGCAAAGGACGGCCGATACCGATGGAAGCGACGGAACCTGAGCTTGATGCTGATTCCACCCCCGCTCCCCGCAGGCGGGATGACGATGATGCGCTGTTCGCGCTTTGGGATGCCCATACCAGCCGGGCGTTTGACGGACTGCTAATCGGTTCGGGTTGGCAGTATGTTTTCGATGACCGTACCGGCCAGGGTCTCTATCTCTCCGACCATGGCGTCAAACTCAGCCCGAACGAGCAACGCGCCGTGGCCTTGAGTTTGCTGATCGGCTGTGATTCTGACATGCGGCATAACGCCGTGGACTACGTCAACGGCGATATTTCCCTAGACGATTGGCATCAGCGGCAGTGGGATGAAATAGACAACGAGTTTATACTTTTGGCCGCATTGGGCGCCGGTGGAATCGACAAGCTGACCGATGCTGATTATGAAACCATTGCTGGGCGCGTAACCACGCCAGAGTTGCCGGGGACCGGCTTGGCTGACGCCCAGGCAAGGCTCGCGGCGTTCCGGGATGAACTGATAGCCCCCGTGCCAGAGGCGCGCCAGGATTCGCCGCAGCAGCAATTCGGGGCGGCGGGTAGCGAAGGGCAGGTGATAAGGCGCGCTGGGCAGTATTCAAGCCCCGGTTATTCGCTTTGGACTACCGTGCAGCGGGATGCGCATGAGAGGATGGCGATTGCGGCTGGGTTGGAACTGCAAGAACTGAACGTCATGGACCCCACAGTGGAGCGCCATTGCCGAACTGGGCCATTTACGATTGGTTGCCCTGAATGTTCTGCGGCAGGATGGATGACAATCGGGCAACTTCCAGATATTGGCTTACGTTCGTGCGGTCCTGCTGATCGGTGCCATTGGGCATTTAGGATTGCGCCGAAGGCGCAACCGTAGAAGGGCCGTCATTAAGCCTAAAAACGGCTCTGCCAAGGTTGCGTTCGATCACCAAGCATAAAAACGTCTCTGCCAAGGTTGCGTTCGATTTCGCAGATGAGGCAACAAGCCTCGGCTTCCATGATTTGGCGCATCTGATATTCGTTCGGTTTCGCAGCGTGTTCGCGCAGTCCGTCGAGGATGGGCAGGCAGTTAGCCATGCCGATTCCGATCATCCCCTTGCGGGTCATTATTGGAAATACGAATGGGATCAACTTGCCAGCGGGATAAAACTCCGCGAGTTTTTCTGGGGAAAACTCCGCTGGCCCAGACACCAGGAACAGCAGTCCGGACGCGCCGGACAATTCGTCCAGGAGCCGTTCCGCCTCGCGGAATATCTCCCGCGTGGATCGCTCCAGCTTTTCAATTTGGTCGCTCCTCAGTCCAGTCGCCTTTGACTGAGCATCGAGGAGGAACTTGACTTGGCCGGCGAGGTCCGTGATGCGCTGATTGGCCAAGCGAATTTCTCGCATTGCATCGTGCATTGTGATGCGCTGATGGTTTGCTCGTTTCCGCTTCATCGCTTCTCCTTTTTCTCTTGCCGCTCCAAGTATTCGTCAATCGCCCGGCGGATGAGTTCCGCCAGTGGCAGACGAGGCGTGACGAGTTTTTGGAGTTTGGCAAGTTGCTCTGGCTCGATTTGAAATTCGCATCGTTTCATTTACGGAGATTATACGGAACTCACCCGGTTTGTCAACCGCTTCGCCGAAATTCCCGTCAACGAGCAAGCCGCCAGCATCGTCATGCACGGGATCGCGGAGGCTGGGTTTGATCCGCGCCGCGTTGGGAACAAGCCGCTCATCCGGTCTGCTTGGCACCGTTGGATTGCGGGGGAGATTGATCGGAGGGAGTTTGTGTGGGAGTGTCGGCGTATCGGCCAGTCCGGATTGCCTCGGCAATTACCCTGAGCAATGTTGGGCCATAGGTGTAGACACCCGATAAATGCTCGTCCCTCTCAAGAATATATGCGCAGATTTTGGCGACTTCGGCGTCGATCAGCGCGGTCAAAAGCTCGCATATTGCCCGCGCATCATGCTGGACGTTCTCGGGATGAGCAACCGCAATCGAATAACGAAAGCCGGGGAGTGGTATTTTAAGGTGGATTAGGTTTCGTCTCATCGTAACGTGCGACTTTGCCAAAAGATCGCCACGGGAACCGCCTGCAACGAATCCACCTATCGGACGGTAATGGAGTAATGAGAATTTGGTTGTCTTGAAGCGCCGGGTAGGCACTAATCGTAAACCCAAAAACACCTATCCGGCCCTGAAATGGATAAGCAAACAGAGCCGCATGCGCAGCCTCATTTATGGCTATGTAGTGGGGCACCTTTAGATTCTGGACAATATATCCCCAGGTGTTTTTTCCAAGCCCCGCTAATCTAAGCATAAGATCGCTCTCGCGCCTAACCTTCCGAACGAAATTTTGAAGATCGCCAGGAATATCGGCACGCGGGTCAGACCATGGACGAGAAACTAGCCGGCCCAATGTCGTCATGACTTGGTTCCCTATGCTGCGGCTGGCGCGTCGGATTGCTGGGCGCGCGGCGGTCGGCCAGGGCCGCGCCTGACTGATTGCTCGTCGGGGACTTGTCGTGGCAGTTCTTGCGAGCCGGTAGTTTCGCCGAGCGCAACGGGAACTTCCCGCTTGAGCAGAACATCGACGCCATTGTTGGCGACGAAGAACGGTTCCCAGCCGAGCGGCCCAACAATGTTGAGCAGCCTGATCGGCGGCGGCGCTTGTGGAATGCCGGGTTGATTGGCCGGGATTAGCGCCTTCATCTGGGCGAGAACAGCTTTGTCTTCGGCATCATCTCCGGTTGTCCACACGATGTTGGCGTTGCCGAAGAATAGACGGGCGAATTGAAATTGCCTCATTGGCGTTCCTTTCGTAACGATGTTTGTTGGCGATCGATGAACTCCAAAACCGCTTGACGGAATAATTGAGTCACCGGTTGCCCCCTTCTCTTAGTCAGCGCTTTCAATTGCTTCCAAACGTCGTCCGGAATGGTCATGTCAAACCGTTTCACGAGGTTGGACTATACGGGAATTTACCGCATTGTCAAGGTCTCTAACAAGGAATTTTTATGCTTGAATACGTCTCTTTAACCCCGGCAATTTTCGGCGGCGTTGCTGTTTCAACTACAACGGACGCGGCGGTAGCGGCCGTATCCTCCGCCAGCACGACCGGCAAGATTTTCGGCGGCGGAATTATCTTCAATCCAACTGGATCGCCAGCGGGGCAATTCAGCGAAGACGGGTTTAACCAGGACATCCGCTCAATCCCCGCCGGGCCGAGCATTGTGATTCGCCCGGCCGGACTTGGCTCGTCGAGCGGCCTGTTTGTGCGGCGCATCAGCGGCGGCAGCAATTTAGCCGGCGTGGTCGCAACGCTTTGGTGATTGGGGGATTTTATGCCTCTGCCAACTCCGCATAGCGGGGAACAAGAGCAAGACTTCGTATCGCGCGTTATGGGTGACGAGAACGCGCAAAAAGAATTTCCCAAGCAATTTGTAAGGCTTGGGTATGCCTACGGAACTTGGCGGCGCGAGCACCCCAGCGCCAAAAATATGTCGCTGGCGATCAATCACGGCACACTTGGCCGTGTTCATTCGGCGCTGAGCGACAATAACGTAGACTATGGGGAATGGAGTACGCCGGCCGGCAGCGAACGGAAGAAAGCTGATTGCCTCGCGATTGATCGCCAGCGACATATTTTTAATGAACACGGCCAAGTGTGCCGTGAGTGTCATTATCCAGTCTTTACGTCGAGTGGGAAGCTGTCTGCTAAAGGATTGGCCAGTGCCTCGGGATATTCCGAGCATGATTTGCCAGCCCTACACAAACTGATCGCTCCGTTGCTGGAGGAGTTGCACGAAGAGGAGAAGAAAAAGGAAATGTCCTTGGCCGTCGATAAAGACGACAAGGGGATTTTCCGAATGTCTCTGATCGGCGGAGAACTTGAAGATGCCGCGCCATCCGACCTTTTCTATCCAACCGGCGATCCGTTCCCGAAGTCCATTCTTGGCGAGCCATGCTTCTACGCCTGGAAAGACCTAAGCATTATCGGAAATTGGCAAACCGGGAAGGGCGACGATTTCCCGGTCGGTATGGCGCGCGAAAATCATTGGATCGAAATGTATGAGCTGATGAGCAAGAACGGCGTCAAGGTTCCGATTGTCGATGACCATGGTGTAGAGGCCGACAAACAAAACGGTTGGTTGATGAAATTGCGGGTCAAGGATGGTCGGTTACAAGCCTTGATGCAACTCATTGGCGACGATTCCCGGAGAAAGGCCGCGAAAAACGACGTTTCGGTCGGGGTTGATCCAATGCTGATTGACGGCGCTCGCCGAGTTTATCCAGACGCGATCCAGCACATAGGTCTAACGCCGCTCCCATGCATTCCCGGATTAAGACCAGCAGTTTTAGCCGCATCCCGTGCCGCAGACGGGGCGTCGGCAACCACCCAGTCTGCGGAGAACCCTAACCATGGAGGTAAGCCAATGGCTACCACACTGACCGATGGGCATGTCGGCGCTCTGCGTAAGCATGCGCATCTTGCCATGTCCAACATCCCCGACGACAAGATCGGGGACCATCTCGTTTCGCACCACGACGCCCACGCCGAGCATCTTAAGCAGATGTGCATGGCGATGCCTGGCGGGGCAGATTGCCCGCCTGAGCAGGCGATGAGCCGAGCCGTTCAGCACGTCAAGACAACCGGACATATCCTGGGTCGGTTGATGCCTAAGAACATGAGCTTGGCTACGGTCAAGCCGGATGAGTTGGCGTCAACATTGGACGCCCGGCTCGATGTTCTGAGCAAGGCCGGCGAACAGTTGGACGGGCTTACCGCGACCATTGATCGCCAGAACAAGGAAATTCAGGTCATGTCGCGGCAGATTCCAGCCAACCCGTTCCCGACCGAAGATTCAGAGACAACCGCTATCGAAACGATGTCGATGGGATTCGACCAACTTTCCGGTAATGATGGCAAGGGGTTTGCCCAATTCTTCATCGACGGTCTGAAGAAGATCCTCATCAGCGCCGATGGTAAAAAGGCCAACGTGGCTTGCATGTCCCGCGCCGCAAACCTGAACGGTTCGCGTTCGCTTGCGGTCGAGGTTCTTGACCTTTGCCGGCGATATCTGGAAATCGGGCCAGTCCCAAAGGCCGGCGAGAAATCCCGGTTGCAGGCCATGAGCCGACAGGTTCCAGGTCAAACTGGGCCGACTCCTGAACAGGATGCGGAGGCTCTGAAAATCATGAAGCGCGGCATGGGCGTTCCACAAAATGCGTGAGCCTTTCGTTTATCTGAATTTCCACCAATTTTCCTCAACCAAGAAAGCGAGTGAATCATGTTAGGACAACAGACAGGAACCCCCGGCGTTGGTGCTGGCGTTTTTGCCGCGCCACGTCAGGCTCTTTACACGGAAATCGAAGGTCTTTCAGCCTTCGCGCTTCCGATCATCGTTACAGGCTCATCGGTGTATAACAAGTACAACCTGCCCTATTGGTGGGTGCTGTATGCCGGAACGCCTATCGGTCGTTTGACCAATAGCGCCACTTATGCACCAGCCATTATTGGACTTACCAGTCTGCCATTGGGCGGCGCAAGCACCACGCTCCAAACCGATCCTGGAACGGCAGCGGCTTTGGCCTATCGTATTGGCCAAACCGGAACACTTACACTCACAGGCGCAAACGTCGCTGGCGGAACTTGCCGTAGCTTGCCGGTCGCGTATTCGGCAGTCAATACCACTACCGGAGCGATCACGATCACGGCGACTGCATCGGCAGCGGTGAACGCCGTCAATCAGATCAACGATCTGGTGTTTGTGGATAACACCGGCGTCGGCACCTTTAACATTACTGTGGAAGGCATTACGACCGGGGCGATTACCTATTCATCGGTGGCCGCAACCCTCTATGGCAACATCAATACGGCGTTGAATGCGACATTTGGAACATCAGCTATTGTCGCCAGCGGCGCATCTCTGGCTGCGATCATCCTGACGTTCTCAGGGACGGGATATGCCGGTCGGCCTGTTGGGGCTGTCACTACTACCGTTCTTGTGAACGCTGGCGGAACAACCTTTACCATTAATGGTGTTGGAACCGTCGGCGCTGCAACCGTTGCTCCTGTTGGTACGGCGGGCGTTACCGCCGTTGCCGCGCAGGAAGGCGAATTCGTCGCCGGCTCAATGATTCAATCGACGGATGGCAGTCAGACCCCGCTATTGATCGTGTCGGATACCTACGGCGTGAAGTTTACGGATTGGACGAACGTCAACGTAATTCCGAACTATGTCGTTCGGGCGTCGGCGGGTGGCCTACTCAACGCGAGCATGGTCCCCGACAAATCGCCCGATCCGGCAACCTGGGCCTACTTCAAGTCCCTGTTGCCGGCGACGTTGTTGTTCTCGGACACTTATGGATACTGATTCGCGGATTTGAGTCCGCAACTTCCCCATCACAATTTTTTAAGAAAGAGAGCTACTCATGTCTGCGTTTTCAACACCAGGATTTTTCCCCATTGATAGCGTCTTTGGCGCTCCGCAATTAACCAAGGCCGTCAAGGCCCGTGCCAGTGGCGTTCCGAAACGGCTGCCAGCCGGGTTCTATGAATCCAAGCCTGCGTTTCAAGTCGCGCGAAATACCGGCTTGTTCAAGCGCCGATATGGAACGCAACAGAACGCACCGATCATCGGCTACGGACAGGCGATGAAGGAAGGCGCGGCCGTCGCTGAGGAAAACGTGCCATTTATCGTGATTTCCCAAGGAGAAATCCTGCCGATCAAGATGGCTGATTTTGTCGGACTCATCAAGGAATCGTCCGAAGGATCGAACCTGTTGATCGACGAAGGCGGTATCGAGTACATCGGTACGCAAGTCTCCGAATTCCAGCAACGGTTCATCGACACACGCTTGGCGGTGACACACCTGGCGCTTGCACAGGACGCCGTTTATGTCGGTACGGCTGGCCAGATTCTTCCGAGCAGCACTGGAGCGGCATATACCATCCAATCCGGCGTTCAGGCGACCCATCAGGGTCAATTGAATGGAATCCTTACCGCCGGATGGGAAAATCCATCGACGGATATTCCGACGCAAATCCTCGGCTTGCTCCGGCAGGCGGCTGCGGACTTCGCCGGTGACGGGCCGACTTTGGAGTATGCCTTCTTTGGCAAGAACATTCCGAAGTATCTGTTTACCAACACAGCGTTGATCCAATACCTGCGCCTCAACGAAGCGCAGAACGTCGGGTACATCGCCAATGCGAAGATGCCGGAACAGGGTTCGCTGCTCAACCTGAAGTGGGTTGACTGCTCGGCCTTGTTCTATCGGCAAGCCCCGGCATCGACGGCGTTCAACGCGAACGCGCTGGTTTCTGGGACGAATCCGAGCGGCATTACCGCACCGGGCGATGGAACGGTAACGCCGATCTGGGGTGACGATACAATCGTGTTCACGCCCGATCCGGCCAAGGTTGATTTCTGGCGGACCTACGAAGGCCATTTCCGTGCTCCGAAGGATTCGCAATTGGCCTATAGCGATCCGGGCCGGGCGATCACTAACTTCCAGGACATTCGCGGCATGGGCGCTTATGCGGGCGTGCGGATCAACCCGCCGGGCGTGGATATCTATATGTTTGACAATTTCCTTCCCTGCATTCCCGCGCCGAACAGCATCTATCAGGCAGTAGTCAACTTCTGATTCGGCCTACAATCAAATGTCCACCATTTCCTCTGCCCTAGACACGGACGTTGTGAACGTCGGCGTGGACACTTCCGCGTTCGATAGGGCGATGGCGCGGATTGACCAAGGAACCGGATGACACAACCCGACTTCTTTACGCCGATTTCTGCGGGAATTATTGCCGCGCTCAAAGCGTGCCAGACCTTTACGGCCATCGTGAAACCTGGAAACGTAATAGATATGAGCCTGTCTGCCTTTGAGCAGTTCAAGGGAACCGTACAGGCCGCAGACACGCCGGAAGTCATCCTGTTGCAGGATTCGATGCGGATCGTCCGGTCGAATTCAATGACGTTCGATTTCTATAATCGGTTATTGTTCGTCTGCACCTACGACAATCTCAGGACGCGAGACATCAACCAAACCAAGACGGCGATTGTAGTCGCCTTGATAAAGGCTGGAGTTAATGACCTTGGGATTCAGCCGCCGGCCGGATGGCCGAATAAATTTGTCCGCGGCTGGCGTCCGCTAGACGGCAAGGATGAACTTGCTGGCGCGCCGGAAACGCGGCAATGGATGCGCGGAACAAAACGATGGATCGGCTTTTTCGGTCTTGAAGTCAACACGTTTTTCGATATCAAAACCCTTTCCTCGTTGCCGTAAATGCCAGCCTTGACTGAAACATCGGTGCCGATTTCGCTCACGGCGGTATTCGTGCCGTCGATGAACGTACAGCCCGTCATAGCCGCCCTGCAAAAGTTGGGCGAAGGCATCGCGGACATGGCGACTGGGCCGATGTTCCAGGCCAACATGGACATGGCCGGAATGTGGGATGAGTTCCTACAGGACCGATACGACGTGTTTTCACGGGGCGGCGGCGATTGGGCACCGCTGAAGGAAAGCACGATCAAGCGGAAATCGGGCCGTGCCACAATGGGCGGTGGCCGCGTCGGCGCGATCCTCATTCTGATTGATCGAGGCGACATGCGCGCAAGCATGAACCGGGGCGAACCTAACCACTTCATTCAGGTGCTTCCCGACGGGATTACCGAAGGTTCGCTCGATCCGAAGATTCGGTTTCATCAAGATGGAACCTACAAGATGCCGGCGCGCGAGGTCTTTGTTCTGCCGAGCAGCGATGT